TACTGCAAATTCCGGTCTTTTCATTAATAAATCATCAGCTTTTCGTTCTTGCAAGAACTTCTGAAAAGAAATTTTTGTAAATTCAAGCATGGCTTGACAATTGTATCATACTAAAAGTTTATGTGCAGTTTCATATGCTTCACGAATTCTTCTAGGTCTTGCTTTATACATCGCAACATATTTTGGGTCATCCATACCTCGAATTCTCTTTTTTATAACAATACAAAAATCCGAAACATCGTTATCTGTTGCAGATTCATCTGAACCTTGATCAATAGCATCAATACCTGCAACATACAAATTTTTAAATGCAGATCCATCTTCAGCAAGCATTGGCGGTTCTACTACAAGAACATTTCCAGCAGGAGATTCAAAAGAATTAACTTTTTCATATAACTTATCCGTAGTTTTATCTCATGTAAGAACAGTTCTTCTTGGTTCGGTATAATCTTTCTTTGTAAGAATTTGAGCCATTCGAGCTGCAATTAATTCAGCATCAAAAATATTTTCTCCTGTTTTAGATAAAGCTTCTTCTGGAATAAAACAATGTTCAGCACATTCAGATAAATATTTATCTCCAGTTAATTTTTTACGTTGCGCGATATAGTATTCTTTGAATCTTATATGATCAGTAACACCTCTAGAATCAAGATATTCTGAACTCAGAGCGAATTTATGTGCTGGAATAAAGAATGCACGTAATTCTGGTTCTCCATCTTGTGAATCATAATTTTTAAATGGGAGAACATTAAATGCTTCCGGATCCATAAAAATATCAGAAAGACCTTGAAGAGCCATATCTTCACCGCCTGTTCCACCAGCAATACGTACACCAAAATGAATACCGCCTAATGCTACTAGAGCATCCGCTTTAATTCAACTTTCTGCAAGTTTGTTATTACTACCTGCTTCTTCAAAGAATAAACGATCAACACGTTCACCTCTAACCTTATCGGATGTATCTGCTACAACAGCTCTCACCTGAGACATCCAGCCAAATTCAGTACCATCCTTTGTAATCTTAGAAGCACGTTTGGTATCATTATTGTTTAAAACTTGTCGAACATGTCTCATACCGCCTTGTGTATTGGTATTTAATCAGTCCATTTGTTTCCAACATTTATTCTTTAATGGAGCTAATTTATTGTCAGCAGCGCATGTTAAAAGAACATTATAATTCTGATTTGTTGTATAGGGTCTCACAGATAAAGACGCAATAACTTCAGAAAAACCAACACCTCTGGCTTTTAATATACAAACATCCTTGTGAAGTTTTTCAGCCATTTCTAAATAATGAAAGAATTCATATTGTTTAGATAAAAATCCTGGAAATGATTCTTTACGTCCAGAACCTCCAACAGCGCCTTCAAGAACTGTTTGCATTCTATAATAATTCAAAAAGAAATAGTGATCGCCAGTAATTCTATATTTTCCTACACTATATCCTTCTCTGCAACGTCGATATTCTTCTTTTCAAAATTCTAGATATGGCTTTGTACCTTGAGGAAATTCTGTATATTTTCCATTAGTTTCATATCTAGTTGCACGTTCTCTAAATGGAGCAATTTCAAAATCTAAACCTTGCTCCATTGTAATTGGTCTATATCCTGTAATTTCATAAGACAATTCTGGATCAAAATACTTGATTTCTTCATCAATTGGAACATCTCACTGTGCATTTTTTCGTCTATGGTGAACTCAGATCTGATCTTTCTGTTCTTGCACATTTTCAATATCAATCGAATCTAATTTCTTTCTTTTTTCTTCAAATAATTGTCTTATTAAACTTTCTTCATAATTCTCCGTAAATTTCGGCATTTTTCTACGTTTCTCTAACGGAGTTTCTAATTTCTTCTTATCACTCTTAGCCATATTATTCCTCTAAATTTTTGCATTAATCAAATGCACCAAGAGAAACATCTCCTCGTACTTTTGATTCAGCAGCAAGATCTGTTTTATGTTGCAATTCTAACTCTTGTAACTGAGTTCTCATTTTACTTATTTCTCCAATTGATGCAAGAACATCTTTAGCTTTATGGATTGGTTTTCCTTCAACATCAACTTCACTAAAATCGATATTGTCCAAATAAACTTGGAACTTATAAAGTGTTCTATAAGCAACTTTAATTGAAGTAAGTATTGGATCTGCATCTTGCAGTTCTTCATACTTCTGATATGCAGCAGCAAAGTCTGGATCTTGTAAATCTTTTTCTTTAAGTCCAGAATCTATTAAAGCTGCTTCTTGCCTATCTTTTATTGGAGATTTAAAATAAGGGGATTTAAAATCGAGAACCAGATAAATATAAGTAAATTCTTTATAAGCCCTAAGTCTTTTTTCTCCAGTCTTATCTTCTTTACACTTATTTCTCTCTGGTTCTCAAAGTTTTGCAAATTCTTTAATTAATAATATGGAATAATCATCTATTTGAAGAGTGTTTGTAGCATTATCAAATATAAAGATTTGCATATATTAACTTAATTTTATTTCATGAGTTTAATAGGAGCTCTAAAAGGAATATATGAACTTCTTTGATTAAACTCAGGATTATTTATGTAAAAATTCTTTAAAGATTCTCATTTATTTCTATACCCTTCAAATTCCTCTTCGGAAATCAACTTTCCGTTTCGTTTATCTGAGCGGAACATACTATATGATGGTTTTCCATTTTTATCATATGTTACGTTAACTGTACGTACAGTGTAATCAGGATCAAAACTGTAAGTAAATATAGAATCTCGTTGTTCTCTATTTGCAGATGGAAGTGTACGGAGCGTCATTCTTGTTGGAGGTGATACAACTGTTTCACTATGAGGTGTATCTACAGAATATCCATTCTGTGCTTTTTCAATTTGACCACCTTGTTTAAAACCAACAGGTTTTAGCATTCGTAAATTATTAGCTATTGTCTCAGCAAAATCTGTACCACTTGCGTATCGTCCAGTATTAACTCCCGTTCTACTAATAATTCTACCAGTTGCATTTTCAGCTAAACGTTCACCAGAACCTTCACCAATAGTATGAAGGTACGTTCCAACTCTGGATTGTACAGGATTTCATCAGGTTCTAACTCCGTTTACTACTTCTGGTGCACCATTTATAATATATGGTAAAGCTTCTGCAGTAGCAAGAGATCCAGCTAAAACAGCAGCGCCTTTAGCAACATTTCTTCCAGCTTGTTCTGTACGCGATTGTTGATTTGCAACAGTTCTGTTTGCCGAAATATTGTGTGGAAGTTTTTTATAATTAATACTTTGCTGTAGTGTTTCAGGAGTATTATCATAAATTTGTTGGATTAGATCAGTGCCACCTTTCAGATTATATAAATATGCTCTAGCTTGATTTGCAGATTCATCATCTCCCCAGAATCATTCAGGATTTGCAGTAGCTCTTTCAGCAATATCGTTTAAATAACGTCTTTGTTGATTTGCAAGATTATTATTAGTAGTATTTCTTTGCGACGTATTTGTAACTTTGGAATCAGTCGTTCTTTGTCTTGGAGCATTTAAACTTCTTGCTAAACCAGAATTAGTTTCATCAAGTAATGTGTCTAATGTTCTTTGAGTTTCTGGTAGTGCTAATTGTTCAGGAGCAGTGATTGCAGCAGGTGCATTTAGTACTGGAGCTGAAACATTTAATTGTATTGGTTTATCTATAATAGAACGTTCTGTAGGTTTAATTCCGGCAGCCATTTCTCTAGCTCTTTGACGAGCTTCTGCTCCACGTAAACCCATAGCTCTTGCAGCATTCATTGCATTAGCCATTGCAAATGCGAATTGTTCATTGTTTTCAGACATTCCATTCACTCTTGCTAATTCTCTGGCTTGCCGGCGTGTAAGTCTAGTATCTACATCATACCCAGGTAGATCTGTATAAACAATTCCGCCTTCTTGCTTAGTTTCCACATAGTTGCTACGATTAATCGAAGGGTTTTGTTTTAAGGTTGTTATGGTACCATCTGCAAGTCTTGTAAAAGAACTAACATTATACGGCTCTGGTAATGATTCCGGATTTCACAGCATTCTTGACTGATTAATAGTATTATTAAATCTTGCAAGATTTGTAGGGTATGTAACAGTTCAAGTTCTATCGTTGTTTCTAGAATTGATATATTCCATTGTTCTAGGCTCATTTTCATAACCTAGGAAAACTCCATTCTCATTATAATAACCTTTAGGTATTTCGTTAAATGGACCAGTAATGCCACCCTGTTGATTTAATTTAATTCCACCACATCCACAATCAACTCCACCACCTTTGCCAAATTTAGTAACTAATTGTTGTAGTTTTCCACCACATTTAAATATTTGTGATTCTTCCATAGGTGTATAATTTAATACGTTCATCATCGCTTGTTGTACTGATTCATCAGAAGGATTCTCTCCGACCTGTTTAAATATTTCACTAAGTACTCCTTCTTCAGAACCATATGTATTTACCGCATCTTGCCAAAGTTGCTCTACTTTTTCAGGAGAATCTTCTAACATAAAGATTCTAGCAATTTCTGATTTTATTGCTTTTGTATCAATTTTACCACCTTTAGCAAATATTTGTAAGTAATTCATTTTTATAACTTAAGCAAATCTTTCGTAGAGAACAATTCCTCATGCATCACTTGATTTTTATCAAATCATCTGCATTTAATACCCAGGAATACATTCTCCATCTCTTGAGTTTCTTTATTAACCATAGAACGTACAACTTTTTCTACAACAAACATTTTTGGAGTATTATCAATGTGATGCTTAATTGTTACAGTATCTCCTGGATTAAAGAAAACTTTATTTTCATCATAATCATTATAAATCATAGCTTATTCATTTTGTGTTCCCTTTGGAACGATTCTACATAATATATTTTGTTCATCTACCTCTCATAGGTTTTGTTTTCTAAATGGTACTGGTTTGAGAATATGCTTTATAAGAAAAACATCCTCTCCAACTTTTACATTTTTACAAAAAGGACCAACTGCGATCACTTTTGCACAAGTAACATATTCATCATTCTCTTCAATTTCTCCAGAATCACTGGATTTAACTTTCTGAGAACTTTGAACACCTATAATAAGGCCGGACTCAGTTTTTTCAATTTTACGATAGGGATTTTCATCATAAGGTTTTACAATAACTCCCACATTACAAGGAATTATGTCAAACTCTCCCTCTTTAATTCCATCTAATTGTTTTTCAATAATTGTATCAGACATTAACCTATCTAAATAATCCATATTAGCCATATTATCATTT